GTTTCGGTTGCTCAAGGCCCAGGGATGTTGTCTGCCAATCCTGAGTACAACGCTTTGATGAACGCTCGTACATTGGCTCAGTTGAAGTTGGCTGCTGATGCAACACAACAAGGACAAAATCAAACATTGTTTGGTGTTAACTTGTTGTCTGATGCTTACAAGCCGCTTAACACTAACTTGGCAAGCTCTGGTGCATTTAATACTGCCGCAATGTCTCCATTGATGGCAAGCACTGATTTGGCTAAGACTGCCGCTGCTACCAATTTGGATGCGGCTAATTACTTGAAGGCATCTCAAGCTGTTACGCCTGGTGCTGACTTCTTGTCTAGCTTGTCTAAGAATCCTTTGTTCCAAAGCACTGCTGGACAGGCTTTTTTGAACTCTGATACTGGCAGACAATTGTTTACGTATTTGATGGGTTCTGGCGGGACAATTCCTGGTGCTGGCCCTGGTACTGCAATTAATATAGGTGCTGGCGATGGATTTGGCCCTGCTGCTGCGGCTGGTGCTTCTACTGCTATTGGTGGTACTGGTGATACAACACAAACTTGGTACGATTAAGTAAGGAAATATCATGGCAGATAACACATCAATGATTGCTGGCTTGTTTTCAAGTCCAGAGCAGTACCAGTTGCAACAGAATCAACTGGCTGAACAAAATGCTATTCAAATGGCTCAGTTGACTCCTGAACAACGTGCTGTTGCAGGTCTGCGCTCTGCTGGCAACATGGTTGGCAGTGGTATTGGTCGTTTGATGGGCGCTGAAGACCCGCAACTGAAACTGATTGCTGTTCGTCAGGCTGTATTGCGCCAGATTGACCAAACCGATCCTGATTCAATTATGCGTGGTGCTCAAGCGTTGTCTACCATTGATCCGCAAGGTGCAAGCATGCTGGCTGATGCTGCACGTAAAGCTGCATCTGAAATGTCTCAGACTAGCTTACGTACTGCTCAGGCAAAGAAAGCACAAGAATGGCAGCAAACAACTGTTGCATCTGAGCGTGATCGTAAGGTTATTTCTGAAGCCGATGTTGCTTTGCAAGAAGGTAAGAAACTTACTCCTGCACAAGAAAGCAATTTGCGAGTAATCATCGCAAAAGAAATGAAGCCAAAAGTAATGCGTGACTCTACTACTGGTGAGTTGCTTACGATTGAGCCTTTGGATGTTAACTTGGCAGCGCCTAATGTGGCTAAATTGCTTGGTTTGTCAAAAGCTGGTGGCGCTACTGGAACTGGTGGTGTCAATGTGATTGAAACACCCGCATCTCAAGAAACAAAGATTAATCAAGCAGAGGCATTGAGCGAACTTACTACTCGTACAAAAGATGTTCGTTCTACCATTGATGAGACAAAAAAGCTGATCAGTAATTGGTCTACTGGCTATGGAAACTTGCTTTCTTCTATTCCTTTGACGGATGCCAAGACACTGCAAAACAATGTTGAGTCAATCAAGGCCAACTTGTCTCTTTCTGTATTGCAAGCACTTAAAGACGCAAGCAAGACGGGCGCATCTGGTCTTGGTCAAGTTACGATCAATGAATTCAATGCGCTGCAAAGCACTATTGCCAAACTTGATCCTACGTCTAAGAGCTTTAAGGATGATCTTGCAAAGATTGACAAAGCCTATTCAAGACTTCAATCTCAACTTGAAACTAAAACTGCTCGTGCAGAAGATCGTGCTGGCATGACTGCTAAAAAACAAGAAGCGCCAAATCTGGAAATTCCAGGCTTATCGTCATCTGACATTGCTCCGAATAGAAGTCCTATGTCTGGTTTGAATCCAAGTCTTCAGCCAGAATCAGCACCTAAAAAGCTGATCAAAAAGTGGAATGAACTTTAACAAGGAATTGTGATGGATATTGAACTGCCAAATGGTGCTGTCATTGAGGACATTCCAGAAGGAACGCCAAAGTCTGAAATCATGGCTCGTGCCATAAAAGCAGGTCTTGCTAAATCAGAAGATTTTGGAATTCCTAAAGTTAGTGCCGCACAACCTGCCGCACAACGAACAATGCCTGAAGAACTTACTCGTCAAGCAGGTTTGTTAGGTCGTGCTGCTGTTGAAGGGTTTACATCTCCAGCAACTGCTGTTTTAGAGGGTGTACGTGGCGCTTACAACCTTGGGGCAAATATTGTTGGCTCTCCAAGTCGTATGCCTTCATTTGCTCAAGCACAAAGCCAAGGACTTACTAACTTGGGCGTACCAACTCCTGAAACTCCTGTTGAACGTGCTGCTCAATCTGGTGCTCAAGCAATTGCTGGAACTGGATCGCTGGCTGGCACTTTGGGTTCAAAGATTCCGGCATTGATGCAAAACATGACTCAGCAACTTGCTGGTGCTGGTGCTGCTGGTACTGCTGCACAACCTACTGCCGAAGCTGTCAAAGAGTTTACTGGCAGTGACTTGGCTGCAACTGTTGCGGCTCTTGGTGTTGGAGCAAAAGCTGCTGGTGTTGCTGGTCGTGCCGCTGGCGCTGCGATGGCAGAAAAGCCAACGCTTTACACGATGGATCAGATTAAGCAAAGAGCACAGCAATCTTATGCCGCAATGGACAATGCTGGTGTTCAACTGAAGCCAAATAGTGTTAGTTCAATGATTGACGATGTTAAGTCAAAGCTGAACACTGCTCGATACATTGAGGAAAACGATGCACCAGTAAAAGGTGTCCTTGATAGATTTACTAGCATGCTTGGTGCTGATGAGCCTATTTCGTTTACCAAGTTAGAGCAAATGCGTGGCATGGCTAATGACTTAAAGACAAAACCAGATGCAAATATCAAGCGTCTAGGTAGCGTCATGGTTGACACCATTGACAACTACATCTCAAAGATCAATGGAAACGACATTGTTTCGAGCAAGGGTAGTATTGATGACGCAGTAAAGAACGTCATGTCTGCCAGAAAAGATTGGCGCAATGCTAGTCGTGCAAGCGTACTTGATGATGCTTTGAATGTTGCAGAAGCCAAAGCACTTGATCAAAAGGCATCTGAGAGCGAGTTGATTCGCCGTGGCTTTATCAATATTGCTGCAAGCAAAGAAAAGATGCGCTTGTTTAGCGATTCTGAGCAAAATCTAATCAAATCTGTTGCCAAAGGTGGAAGTCTTGACCCAATTCTTTCAACCATTGGTCAATTCAACCCATTTAGAGCAAAACTAGCAACTGCTGCAACATTGTCTGTTGGCGCTGCAAGTCCTGCTGCTGGATTGGGAATGGCTGCTGCTGGATTGACTGCTGACAAGATTCAAGGTCTTTTGCGCCGCAGGGCTGCTGAATTGGCTACAAAACAGATTGCATCTGGTGCTGCTCCTGAGATTCAACCAGGTTATCAGTATTCTGGATTACTTGGTGGCGCATTGACTCGTCCATAAGAGGTGAATCATTGACCCTATCAGCCTCCTTCTCATGGCTCAAAGTGCAGTCAGTGCTATACGCACTGGTTGCCAGTGGCTATCAGAGGGCAAGGCTGAGATTGACAAGTTCAAGAAGACCGTTGAAGGAGGCGTCAAAGATGCCCAAGCAATCTACGGTCAAGTCACAGGTTTGTGGGGATGGGTTAAAAGACTTTTTGGGGGCAATGCAAAAGCTAAAAGCACACCAATTGCCGCAGCAGAGTCCAAGCCTGTGGCGAAAAAAGAAAAGCGTGTTGCCGAACCAGAACTCTCCTACGAAGAATACCAAGCAAGATCAGTCCATGAGATCTGCGAGAACCTTAAAGTCTATTTTGAAGCCATAAGGGCACTCAAAGCACATTGCAGACAACTTGAAGAACAGTCTTTGACAACAGAAAAGGTGGCTGACAGTGCAATTGACAGGATTGAATTGGAGTGGCAGATGAACCAACTGGCTGTGCAGGTGCGTGAAGCGATGGTCTACACCCCTGAGTCATTGGGTTTACAGGCTTTATACAAGCGGTTCCTTGAGATGTATGAGCAGATTCTTGAAGAACAGGAGTTTGCTCGTGCTACCAAAGAGAAAAAAGAGCGTGATTTAGCATGGCAACAAGAGCACCGCCAAGAAATACTAACGTACAAGCTGATCTACGCAGCGGCAGTGGTAATGGGACTGCTAGAGATAATGGGACTGTATTTCACTCTATGACTGAGTTCAGATTTTGGATGATCATTGTCTCTTTGTTGATCTTTTGCATCATGGTCTTGTCGTTCATGGTTTTGCACGTTGAGAAGCGAATTAACAAGGCAGATGCAATGATTTTGCGTCTTGAAGAAAAGGAAAAGAAACGTGAAAAGACTCGCATTGATCCTAAGCCTGATCCTGATTAGCGGCTGTGAAGATAGGTATCGTTACGCTTGCCAAAACCCTGATAACTTTGGTTTGGCAGAGTGTCAGAAACCTCGTTGTTTGTTCACGCAGACCTGTCCTGAGTACCTAGTAGCACCTATCTTGGAGAAGAAAATTGAGCCACCAGCACCACAAGCATCGTCTGAGCGTTGAAGAAATAGAGACGCTAATATGGGGTTTCGTTGTCGTTATGGTGACGTTGATCCTGGCTGGAATTGTCTTTGCCCTGCTGTACTCAGTTACTTTTGTTGTTCAACCTATCAAGTCGATGGCCCCGATTGACATTGCTTACACCAAGATGTTGAACGACATCGTTTTGTTGGTGGTAGGTGGTATCGGTGGGGTAATGAGCAAGAAGGGCGTCCAGGCGGCTTCTCATGCCATTGGTGCGCCATCTACACCACCTCCAGCACCCGTAGCCAGTAGCACTACAACTGTTCAACCAGTAGTTGCGCCTGTTTCTCAATCATCTATGCCTAGTTTCAACTGGATGGGGTTTAAGAACCCTGATCTAGACGAATCTTGGACTCCACCGCCACCGCCTACTACTCCACCTACTCATTTGGAGCCAGATGATGAACGAGAAGCCTTGGCAGCAGCTAGATTGGAGCCAAAATAATGCCGAATCCTTGGATGATTCTTGGAGCTATATTTGTGTGCATAGCTGCATATTTTTACGGCCACCATGCAGGTTTTGTTCAAAGAGATCAAGAGATGCAAGCGGAGATAGCTCTCAAGAACGAGCAATCACGCAAAGCAGAACAGAAACTGAGTGAGCAAATCAATCAAACGTCAACAGAATTGAAGGAGGCAAATGATGCCATCGCTAAAAAGCAGTCTGATCTTAATCGTCTTATCAGTGCTGGCAGGGTGCGCCTCCCCGCCCCAGGTTGCGTACAAACCAGTACAAGTTCCACCCCTGCCGCCGGAAATAGCACAGAAGCAGGAAGCAAATCTGACGGAAAGGCTGACACGGCTTCTGATGCCGAACGAGCAACCCTCACAGCCATCGCAGAAATAATTGCCCAAGGCGACAGAAACACTGCTCAATTAAATGCGTGTATAGACGCCTATAACGCTATAAGGAATACCGTAAATGCTCAACAGTAATCAACTAGCTGCCCTGCACATTGGCCCTGAGTGGGTTGATCCGTTAAACGAGACATTTGAGCGTTTTGGGCTTGTAACCAAGAATCAGCAAGCCGCCTTCATTGGTCAGTGTGGGCATGAGTGCGGTCACTTCAAAATACTTGAGGAAAACCTGAACTATCGTGCAGAAACCCTAATGAAATTGTGGCCTAAACGCTTCCCAAACTTAGATTTTGCCAACCAATATGCCAAAAACCCCAAGAAAATTGCCAATATGGTGTACGCCTCAAGAATGGGAAACAGAGACGAGGCTTCTGGTGATGGTTATCGTTTTCGTGGTCGTGGATGTATTCAGCTTACTGGTTATGCAAATTATTTTCATGCTGGACAAGCATTAAATGTTGACTTTGTGATGGAGCCTGACTTGGTTGCCACCCCAAGATATGCCGCACAGACTGCTGGATGGTTCTGGAAAACCCATAATTGCAACAATTCTGCCGAATCCTTAGACCACCTTGGTTTGACCAAAAAGATCAATGGTGGAACTATTGGTTTGAACGATAGGATTGCTGCTACCACCAAGGCGCTGTCTGTGCTCTAACATTCCTCGTTCGTACCCCAAAAGAAAGAATAGCCTTTCCTTGTGGGTACATTGAGAACCAGCAAGGATTTCCTCTAAGGCTTTCCTTGCTTTTTTATCTTCTTCATTCATACGTCTGCGCTGATCAACAACAGGAAAAACAAGAAGATTAGAGCACCAAACAAAGTGCCAATAATAAGCAGCATACACATCAATGCTAGGCTGTCCATCAGTGCTCCTTAATGCGTAGACTGAGCGCCCAACCCCATGCCAAGCCCCAAGCAATCCAGATTGTTCTGTGGCTTATTTCCCAGGTTGCAGGGTCTTTGTCCCAATTTACAAATCCAAGTAGGACGTAGACTGATCCAAGCATGATTGGATAACCAATAAGGTCAAGATACTTTCTCATTTGACCGCCCTCATAACTCGTTGCAATCGACCTGATCGACCTGTCCTGTTGCCAGTAATTTCAATCAGTCCTTTGTCAAGCAATGCTTTGTATCGTGCTGTTACGCTACTGTATGGCAGTGCAGGAAACTTCATTAGCACTTCATCTGAAATGCAGCCATGCTCACCGTGAGCCTTTATAGCCTCATAGACGAGTTGTTGTAGTTTGCTGGTATCAACCTTCTCTGCCGCAAGAAACGAGGTTTGTGGATCGTTTTTGCGAAACAACTTGAACAGAGGCGTTGCACCGAAAATGTCTTTGTAATTCATGTTTATCTCCTATTAAATTGGTGAGGTACTCGCTGCGTCTGGTGCAATTGCTTGGCGCTAGTTACGGCGCACCACCATCATCCGCTTTCCCTCTTAAATCACATCAAAACGGAATTTCTTGATCTTCAAACTCTGCTTTTTTAGGAGCAGAACTCTTAGGCGCTTGTTGTGCATCTTTGGGACTTACTGCTAAACCAAAGAACTTCTGACCATTCTTTGACTCTTTCACCCACCCTGAGAGCCAGTATTCAGTGCCATTGACCATGATGTTTCCTGTGTACTGTGGGCTGCGGTCATTCTTCATTTCCTTAGCTTTGAAAAGTACGCCGCTGTTATCAAATTTTTCCATATTAACCTTTTAACTCATTTAGTTTGTTTACTTTGTCGTCCAGTTCAGCCAAGAACTTGACAACCTCTTTTTCCAGATTTGCAATATAGGCGTCATCACGATTGATTCGCTTGACGATTAATCGCAAGTGTTCTGGAAATCTTGGATCATAGGAACACAAGTCTGTCCAACTACGATTTGTTACTGCCATCTGCCACTGTACTTGTGCTAGATATTGATTGTCAATGCCACCAAGTAGACTTTCCAAGTGTGTATGACTCATTGGCGCTTTAAGTTCTACTAAACCGTCATCATTCACCAACCCGTCTGGTGATGCGCCTGACATTGGAATTGTTGGATGATCTACAAATGCTACTTGGTCAACCAAGACGCCCATTTTGCTTTCGTAATTTGCTCGTGCGTAAGGCTCCTGCTCTGTTCCCCAGGTCATTGCATCATTGCTGTACGATTCTGCAACAGTATTTGTAATCCGCTCAAGAAGCAACTGAGTCATATATTTATCTCTGCTTGTTGAATAACCAGATTTAGTGGTTGCAACAATATCTTTGATGCGTGATGCAGTAACTTTACCAAGACGCAACATCTTCCAAGCATCTGTTCCTTGTTCAATATCACTCATGTTCTACCTCAACTTTCATTTCTGCAAGGATGCG